CCTTCGTAGAAGAAGAAAGAAGTTGCCAAGAAAGAAGAAGATGTGCCCTCGGCACTGTTACCACGTAATCAGATATTATTTTTTCTATCCTTTCCCTCCCTCCATATACTTGTATTTATCCCTCCCCGCCGAACATACAGTAAAAATAACTGCGGGGAAGTGGTCGGCTCACTAGCCCGATTCTACGGGACTTGGTAAATCTTGTCTTCTTCCAAAAAACTAAGCGGCATGGCCGACACCCACAACGGCCCTCATCACCAGTGTTATCTGATTGGTAGCACCCTTGCGGTTACCAACGCTTTAACTGACAGGGTTTTGCACCCGCAGCCCTTGTCTCGCCGTGGCTAGCGTCCTTGACGGAACCTTTGAATTGTGTCTGTAATAGTAGCACAGGCCATTACATTCTGCTGGAACTTTACGCTATCATCGGACGTGACTTTCGGCACATGTAATGGAAACGCCTTATTATATAGAGACTAGTGTAGGGATTTCCCAATGCCAAAAGGCCAAAGAGAATCGCTGAACCTTAACCAAGACCAGGAAGCATACCTGGCCTGGTTGCTGACCCCAGAGGTTGAACGTGTGCCTTCCACCAAGACGGCATGGGCAGAACAAAACGGTGTACATCAGAACACCCTCAACAACTGGGAAAAGAAGAAAGTATTCATTGACCGATGGAAACTGGGCATTGAAGGACTCAACCAGTCCCCAGAAAGGACGCAGAAGTTGTTGGATGCCCTGTACATCAAGGGTGTGTCTGGCGATGTAAAGAGCGCCGAATTGTACCTGAAGGCAACGGGCAACATGCCCAACCAGCAAACATTGAACATCAAGCAGGAAAGTTCGGTCAAGGACCTTTCTGACGACGATTTGGAGCAAATGATTTTGGAACTTGCACAAAAGCACAAGAAGCCAGTTGAGAACATGCCCGACATCGTTCTTTCAACCGTGATGCTTATGGAGGATGACGAATGAGGGCGGTGTGGTCCGCACCCGCTGGGCAGACGTACCAGGGTTTCAACAACACCCTTTCCGTCTACGTAAACAACACGCTCAAGCGTGCGTTGAAGACCGCCCAAGACGACCTGTTCATGTTCCACCAACAGGAAGATGCGGTCAACGGTGGTTTGTCCACCACGATTCAATGGCACTACCTAAAAATTGCCGACACGGAACCAATGACTTCTTCTACCGTCGTGGGTGACGATGCCGTGTTTGATGCAAACGATGGGGCAACTGGTTCTGCCGACACGGACTTTGGTCGCTATCTCACTCGCCGTGATTTCCAAAACACTGGGCGTGGTTTCTAAATGGCTGTAATTCTTCAAGTAAGGCGTGACACTGCCGCCAACTGGACCTCCAACAACCCGATTCTTCTTGCTGGTGAAATCGGCTTTGAGTACGACACTGGTTTGGCCAAGATTGGTGACGGTACGACGGATTGGGTTAACCTTCCGTACCTTACGCAGAACACTGGTCCCACAGGTGCAACTGGACCAACAGGCCCAACTGGACCTACAGGCGCAACTGGTGCAGCAGGTTCTGCAACCAACACTGGCGCTACTGGTCCAACAGGTGACACAGGACCGACTGGTCCTACTGGCCCAGCAGGCACAGAAACTGGACCGACAGGGCCAACAGGACCAGGTGGAACTGGGCCTACAGGTCCTACAGGTCCTACTGGTGCGGCATCTACTGTCACGGGTCCGACAGGACCTACGGGTGATACGGGACCAACAGGTCCAACGGGACCAACAGGTGCCACTGGTGCAACTGGGGCTACAGGAGCCACTGGTTTTACGGGACCAACAGGACCAACTGGTTTAACTGGTGATACTGGCCCTACAGGGCCAACTGGACCAACTGGAGACGCTAGTACTGTAACTGGCCCCACGGGCGCTACAGGTGCTACAGGACCAACTGGTGATACTGGCGCCGCATCTACTGTTACAGGGCCAACGGGTCCAACTGGCTTTACTGGACCAACTGGAGACACTGGTCCTGGAGGAACTGGACCGACTGGTCCTACTGGATTTACAGGACCCACTGGTTTTACTGGTGATACTGGGCCAACAGGACCCACGGGTTTTACAGGACCAACAGGCCCGACTGGTTTTACGGGACCAACTGGTTTCACTGGCGACACTGGACCTACGGGAGACACTGGACCAACGGGTGCTACAGGCCCGACAGGTCCAACGGGACCCACAGGGTTTACTGGTCCCACTGGCTTTACTGGTCCTACGGGCGACACAGGTCCTACTGGTTTTACTGGTCCAACTGGACCCACTGGGTTTACAGGGCCAACTGGAGACACTGGTCCTACTGGTGACACTGGTCCGACTGGACCAACTGGTTTCACAGGTCCTACGGGTTTCACGGGACCTACTGGTGATGCAGGTCCTACTGGTCCTACGGGCTTTACGGGGCCAACTGGACCTACTGGATTTACTGGTCCAACAGGACCGACTGGCTTCACAGGGCCAACAGGCTTTACAGGACCGACTGGTCCAACTGGTCCCACAGGAGAGACAGGAGCAGACGGTCAGTTCACGATTACTGGCCCGACATCACCAACACCACCCGTTGTAGGAGAAGTTTGGTACAACTCAGATGACGGACGCACGTACATCTATTATGACGATGGTTCTGGTGACCAATGGGTTGAGTTCGGTAACGCAAACGTAGGACCAACTGGTCCCACTGGTCCCACTGGACCTACAGGTGCTGCTTCTACCGTTACAGGACCCACAGGACCCACTGGTGCTGCGGGTGCTACTGGCCCAACTGGTCCAACTGGAACTGCAACAGCAGCAGCAGGAATGGTCATTCAAGTTGTTTCAACAACCAAGACAGATACGTTTACAAGTTCTGGAACTGGGTTGGTATTTACCGATATCACTGGTTTGTCCGCAAGTATAACTCCGTCGTCATCATCTAACAAGATATTGGTTTTGGCAACAGTGGCTGGAGATTCTTCCTCTAGTTTGTACTTTAGACTAGTACGTGGCGCAACTGCAATCGCAATTGGTGACGCTGATGGTAACAGAACACAGGTAACTGGTGCTGCGGGTTCAGACTTAAATACTACTATAAATACTAGCAGCATCAACCATCTAGACAGTCCCGCTACCACATCGTCAACAACATACAAAGTTCAAGGTGCGTCAAACATCTCTGGTAACGACTTTTTTATAAACAGAGCCGTCACCGACACAAACCAAGCAGCAAACCCAAGGGCAGTCAGTAGTATAACTCTTTTGGAGATTAAAGGATGATAAACTATACAAGTATTATCAAACGTCGTTATCCAGGTTCTGTGTGCACAATCAATGCCGAAGATTACGACCAACTAACTTGGTTGTCCGATACCCCAAAACCAACCAAGGAAGAACTTGACGCTCTATGGCCCGAAGTTCAAGCAGAAATAGCACAAGAGGCTACCGAGCAAGAACAAAGAAAAAATGATACAATTGCTAAGTTAGAAGCATTGGGTATTTCTGTGGATGACTTGAAAGGCTTGCTTAGATAATGCCAATTAACTTTCCTTCATCTCCTACCAACGGTCAGGTATTCACCGATGGCGACCACACATGGGTATTCAGCGCAATTAGCGCAGGCGGACCAGGTGCGTGGAAACTTGAAGCACAGTCAGTTACAGGGGCTACTGGTGCTACTGGTGCTACAGGGGCTACTGGTGCTACTGGAACATATGCAACAGCACAAACGATTGATGCTAAGAATGCTTCATATACGGCGGTATCTGGTGATGCAGGCAAAATTATCACTCTTAGCGTTGCTAGTGCCAACAACTTTACAGTCAATACATCAACTGGTTTGACTGCTGGTCAGAGAATTGACATCATACAAATTGGTGCTGGACAAACCACAGTGGTAGCATCAAGCGTTACCATCAACTCAACTCCCACTCTTAAGTTGCGTGCACAATATTCAGCAGCGACACTTATATGCACTGGAAGTAATACGTATATTCTTGTTGGAGACTTGGCGGCATCATAATGGCCTTTCTAATGCTTGGTGCCGTATCAAGTGGAATACTTGGACCATTCACCGTTGACTACCTAGTTGTTGCAGGCGGAGGCGGAGGCGGAAACGACCAATTTGGTGGTGGAGGCGGCGGTGCTGGAGGTTTGCGTTCTTCGGTTGCTACTACAGGTGGTGGCGGTTCAACGGAATCTTCGTTGTTTATTTCTGGAGCGTTTACGTACACCGTAACTGTTGGCGCTGGTGGACAAGGCGGAACTACTGCTGGTGGTAACAACAGTGCTAATGGTGGTAATTCCTCCCTTTCTGGAACTGGCTTCACAACGATTACTAGCACTGGCGGTGGTCGTGGCGGTGGTAATGCAGGTGGCGGTAGTCGTGTTGGTAGCACTGGCGGTGCTGGTGGCGGAGGTCAAGGCAACGGCAACAACGCTGGTGGCGCAGGAACAGCAAACCAAGGTTATGCTGGTGGCCAAGGAACAAGCGGTGGCACTGGTGCTGGTGGCGGTGGCGGTGCTGGTGGGCTGGGCGGAAACGGTATTTTGCTAAACGATGGTGGTGCTGGTGGTGCTGGCGTAAGCAACAGCATTACTGGAACGGCCACAGATTACGCAGGTGGTGGCGGTGGTGGTGCATATGCCACTGGCGGTGCTGGTGGTAGCGGTGTTGGTGGCACTGGGAATAATGGAGGAGCACCAACCGCAAATCGTGGAGGCGGTGGCGGAGGTAATCGTAACTACCTTGACAACTCAGGTGGTGGTGGTAGCGGTGTAGTCATTCTTCGTTATCCAGAAGGACTTACTGCAGTCTTTGGCACAGGACTCACAGGCACAGAAAGCGCAGCATCAGGCGGCTATAAACGAGCAACGTGTACTGCTGGCTCTGGCTTGATTAACTGGAAATAATAAATGGAGTTTAATTCCTTATTAAACGAGTACAACTTTCGCAAGTGTCGTGGTCCTGAAGACGCAGACGTAGAAGAACTGTTGGAAGCCTTCCAATATTTCTGCAATAACTACGTTTACATCAAACACCCGAACAAGGGTCGTATCCTGTTCAAACTGCGCCCAGCACAGATACAAACCGTACGAACATGGCTGAGTGAGCGTAATACCATCGTGTTGAAAGCCCGTCAGATTGGCTTTTCTACGCTTGCCGCTACATTCTCCTTCTGGCTTGCGTTCTTTTGGCCTGACCGTTTCATAGTCATGCTTTCAAAGACAGAGCGTGAAGCAACCAAACTCCTGGCCAAATCAAAATACATCTACAAGCACATGCCGCAGTGGATGCGTCTTAGCGGCCCAGAGTTGCTACAAAACAACGTTCTCAAGATGACGTTTGACAACGACTCTGTTATTGAATCGCTTCCGTCAGCCAATGAACCTGCTCGTGGTGAATCGGTCTATCTAGCCATCATTGACGAAATGGCGTTCCTTCCAAACCCAGAAGATGCGTGGGCATCCATTGAACCGATTGCGGACGTTGGTGGTCGTGTCATTTGTATGTCCACCGCCAAGGGAGAAGACAACATCTTTTTTACGCTGTGGCAAGGGTCACAAAATGGGACCAATCGCTTCCGTGGCATCTTCTTTCCATGGTCCGCCAACAGTGACCGTACTCAGGATTGGTATGACGCACAAGCCCAAGAGTTGCCAGCATGGCAGTTGCACCAAGAATACCCGTCCAATCCAGAAGAAGCCTTCATTCGCTCTGGTCGCCCAGTCTTTGACATAGACTCCCTCAAACGCTATGAGACTGATGCACCAAAGAAAGGCTACAACAAGAAGTTGTCCGATGCCAGGAACTCCTACATGTTTGAGTCTTCTGGAGGTCCGCTTTCCGTATGGGCACTACCGCAGTTTGGTACGGTGTACTGCATCGGCGCTGACGTAGCCGAAGGATTGGCACGAGGCGACTATTCGTCTGCCCACGTAATTGACGCCAAATCTGGTCTGGTCGTGGCTCACTGGCATGGGCACATTGATGCCGACAAGTTTGGTGAAGATGTCCTTTTGGCCCTAGGTTACTTCTACAACGAAGCCCTTATTGGCGTAGAGTCCAACAACCACGGACTTACCGCCCTTACCGCTCTCAATAAAAGTAACTATCTAAACCTTTACAGACAACGTAGGTTGAATCAAAGGAACGCCGAACAGACGGAAACCCTTGGTTGGCGCACCACCACCTTGACGAAACCACTTGCAATTGACGAATTGAACGCATCCATACGTGATGGTGTGCTACAATTGAGGTGTGAGCATACGATTGCCGAACTCAAGACCTTTGTACGCAACGACAACGGCTCTACCCATGGTTCACCACATGACGACAGGGTTATGAGTCTGGCTATTGCCAACCAAATGCTCAAGTACGTCTGGCTTCCAGAGTACCGACCAAAGTCAGATGCCCCGTTTGGAACCCTCAATTACTTCGCTTCCAAGGTTAAAAAGCCTAAAAAAGAGCGAGATAGGTACTTAATTGGAGAGTTTTCGGGTTATTAAGCCCGACTATGTAACGTTTTGACCTAACTATAGGAGTATTTCATGAATTGTAGCATTTGCGGGAAGCCTTTAGAGACCGATAACGATGTAAAACGTGGTATTTGCTTCTCCTGCCACGTAAAGGGCATCAGGTTTGGGTTCAAGGGCACTGGATATGGACAGGATGTATGGAATGGTCCGACTGTACGTGAGGTTCAGAGGTATTACGAAGCAATGCCAAATGTTGAAAAGATTTCAACTA